ATAAAAGGACATGGCAGCAGCAGAATCCGCATCGCCTTGCTCTTCTCTAACAACCGCCACACTGCCGCCGTGATCCGAGCCGCCAGTTTCTCCAACGTAAAAAGTAATGGCAGGTCCGTGTCCAGCGCTCATATCAACGCCTTCATCTTGCTGTTCCAGCCTCAAGAGTTCCATGGGCGTGGCGGATCCGCCAGTGGCCGCTTTATATATGTGAGCTGGCGCAGATGGTTCGGTGCCAACACCGAGTCTAGTATTAACAGCATCGAATTTGTAAACCAGAGAGTCGCTGTTCTTATAGATCTCCATGCTTCCGGTGCGGACATGTAAATCTGTCTGATCATCACCAAAAAATGTCGATCCTGTAGCATCAATAATTGCAATATCATTGATATGATAGATGCTGGCGCTGATGGCGCCCGTAACAATTAAACTTCCAGACAAGATTACCGTGCTGGGATCGTAGTCAGAATATGCTGCTGTATAATACGAAAGTAGCGCAGAACCAGTGGTTCCGCCGCCTGACTCGGTAACAAACTGTAAAGAATAAGCTGGGCCTTCCGATCCGGAGCCAGGAGTTATGTCTTCACAATCAATATATGCCCAGCCAAATTTTGCCATATTAGCCGACTCCTATCGAGCCTGACCAGCTTGCACCTCCAGCTTCAACACTGCCATTGATTGTGCGATCATCAGTTTGAGCGCGTCCCGCTGGGATATTTGTTAAACCTGCAACCACATCAAAATATAAAACCGCTGAGTCTTCAGACATAAACCATAGTTCACTGACCTTTAAATCCATAGGGCGGACAAAACTTGAACTTTGATGTAATCTAAAATTGTAACCTCTAAATTTCATCACACCATTTGCATCAACGGCGCCTTTACCAAGCAAACCCTGTTCGCTGAAAGCTACTCGCAAAGAGCGATCGGCGCCGGCGGAGCTACTAAGAGGCTGAATTTGAAACCACTTAGTAAGAGTAGGAAATCTAACTACCATGCCGCTGCCGCTTGCTGGCGCTATGCAGCTACCGCTAACGAACGGTCTTCCGCTAACTTGATAAGCGCCGACATGATTTATGCCCGGCGCCGATTTCCATGAATCTGATGGCATCATTATCTCCTAAATTATATATGCTTGTTCACTATAAATAGTCAGTAATTTCTTCTATTGCGCCTTTCTTGTGCTTTGATGCGTTTTAGTTTTTCTTTCTGTCTATTTCTCTCGGCACGGAGGCGCTTTTGCTTTTTTAATACTGACGGCTTCTTATATCTTCTTCTGTCTTTAACCTGCTCTATGATTCGCTCTTTTTTGACTTTCTTCATGAACTTGCGAATCATTTTTTCGCTATTTCCTCTGCACTCTCTAGCTGTGACAATTACGTTTGATTTTCTACTCATTTTAACTACTTCATCGCCTTCCAAATTTTAGAAGCATCGCCCATAATTGAAGAAATATCAACTCCAGAATCGGCAGCGCTTCCCAGATCAACGGATCCGAGTCGTGGCTCGACGGCTTCATGTTTTGACATAGGTTCTGTGTTTTCAAATAAATTAACGCCATTATATGCGCTGGCGCCGACAGAGTTCATTAATTTTTCGCGATGTTCTCTCAATTTGTTGTTTACTTCTCTTGACTTGCGCTTCATTTGCAAGTCATCACCAAGTAGACTCTCTGATTGTTTTTGCGGGGCCTCTAAAACAAGATTTCCCTGCATTCCTTTGACCACTTCTGAAACTACCGAAGACAAAAGCCCCTCTTCTAAAAGGACCTCGTGTATACACTCTTTCACAAGAGGTTTAATTAGCTTTTTTAAGTCATCTTTCTTCATTCAATACCTCGTTTAGTAATCGATTGATCCGATCTGCTTTTGTGAAGATTTTATTTTGAAATTCTTTTGCTTCTTTCATCATAAACGCATTTGGAGTAGAAGGCTCTGAAACAAAATCAAAACAAATTAGCTGGAAGTCTTCTTCGACAATGGTTGACCCCTTGTCTTCGCGGACAGAACCCATCCCACGAGATGAAATTCCCATTTTACATCCCCCATTAACAAGCTCTTGTAAAATTTTGCCAGCTGGAGTATTCATTACTTGTACTTTTCCCATAACATTGTTTCCTTCCATCCAAACAGAAGTAACTCTATGGGAAACCTTTTCAAGTTGAATAACGTTTGTCTCAGGATGATCGAGTTCTCCAAGAGCGCGATTTTCTTTAACGAGCTTTTTATAGCTTTCGACCTCTCTCAACAAAACGTTGCGAGGATAAATGCGACCATTTCCATTTTGAACATCACACTCTTGAAGCTTGCCAGATAGAATCATTCCGCCGGCGGACACATATCTCTTTTCTTCTTCAGTTAAAAGATCTTGACAAATGCCGCCTTCGCAAAGCTCATAATATTCTCGCAGAAGTTTCTTGCCCATAGCTACGATCCTTTACAGCATCGTCTTACAGGTTGTAGCATCCATTTGTTTATCCAGAGATTTGTCATTTTCTTCTCTTCGCTCTTCTCTTTTTCTTGTTTTCTCGGAACTGAGATGGCCGGCGCTGAGCGCCGGCGCCTTTGCCGGTGATCTGGCTACCTATACCACCTCCGCCGTGGCGGGTGACGCGACGGGGGCGAGTGGCAGCGTAGGCTGCCATTTGAGCTGCTTCTTTTTCCGGCTCATACTTGGTAGCAGGAAGCGTTAGATCAACAGTCTGCAAGATCCTGCCCATCTTAACTAGTCCCAAGCCAACTCTCTGCAGCTCGGACTGTGTTAGATCGCTCGGGTTTAGGGCCGTGAGGGCCGTGAGGAGGCCGCTGAAGAGGTCATGAATTTCGAGCGGATCATCAACTTGTGCCAATTGAGGCGCAAGTATTTTCGCTTTCTCAAGAGCTGCGGCTGAGGCTGGAGAATCCGGATCTTCAGGATCTGCGCCCACGGCAGGTGCAAGGTCGCCTTTCAAATCTTTCCCGCCTCTACCGAGCATCTTATTAATCCACCCGATCTCGTGGAGATCCATGTTTTCAAGCTCTTCGGCTATAATTTGTTTTAATTGTGTTTTTGTAACTTTCATTTCTTATCAATCTCCGTTTTTTTGTTTATTTGCAAGCCATAGTCTCCAAAAAGCATATTTAAGATATATGAGGTTCCTGACGATAGCCATCCTAAAAGAAAGAAATTGACTACAGAAACGTCAAAGTTAAATAGTTCTGTAAATGGAGAAAGCAACATTAAAATCCACCCAACATGGAATCCCATACACATTGGACAATTGGCAAGTTTCCCTAGGGCGCCCTTCTTTGGCCTTAATCTCGAAAAAACCTTGCCATAAACGAGAATCTGAGTAAGGCCATAGGCACATAATATAAATGTTAGTAGTTCCATCAATTTCCTATAAAGTGTACAAATATCCCAAAGTATAAGGATCCCTAATGAACCCTTTCTTAATCGAACCTTGTTCGACTTCTTGTGGGACCTCGCCAAGCTCTGTTGAATCTTCTTTATCTGGATGAACATAATCATCATCTGCCATTGAGATAATTGCTTCGGTGGATTCAAAGTATGGGCGCTCTTCATCAATAAATTTAGATATATTGATAAGCGCTAACTTTGGAGCACTAAGTTCTTCTGAATATGGGCTCTCCATTGTAGCTTCAAAGGAGCCAAAAAAAGATCCGCCCTGAATAGATTCCGGGATCACCAAGCCTTTCTTGCGGAGATGCGCAAATAGTCTATTTTGCGCTCCATAAACCAAATCATTCATAGTTTCTTTAGGGAATGCAATTATTTTATTTTTCACCGGGGATAGAACAATATCAATATCCCCGTGATCAAAAATTAACAAATCACCATTTAAGCTTTTACGAACGTCTATCTCAAGACGAACGACGGCATCGTCGGCGCCCGGGCCAATTTTAACTTTAATCGCCATCGGCGTTGATCTCCTTTACGAGAGATTGCACTTTCATTATCGTGAGGAGCAGTCCCTCGCTTATGGGCTGTTTGGCAAACGAATTAAGCTTGTTGATAATCAGTTCTGTTTTTTCTACCATGGTTTGGTCTGGTTTGATTTCTTTCGCTTCTTTTGCTTTTTCGAGTTCTGTTTTTAGGCGCGCCACTTCTTCATTTAAAAACACTTTTAATGATAGTGCGTTGTCAGAAAAAGAAGACACATAGTAATTTAGCAATTGCTTTTGTTCTTCTAATAATTCATTATCATATTTGTTGTTGAATTTCTGAACAAATAAATTATAAACAGATTTGTCAATTTGATTGTCTGTGGAGTACTCTTTTTCGGCGCGGGACATATCAGAAATTATTTTGTTTTCTATAAGAACTTTGTTTTTTGGGCTTATTTTGTCAGAGAATAATTGTGAAATTGTTGCGAGAGTTTTGTAGTTCGGAACGAAATTAGAAAACACAGACGGTGATAGTTGTTTGTTTATGCTATTGATTAATTCAGTTTGCTCGCTAAAAAGCGATTCGGGGCTGAGCAATCTTCTTTGCAGTCTTGTTTCCTTTAATATTTTCTCTGATGTTTTCTTGTCTAAGTTTTGGTTAGCGTATAATGAGCGATAACAGTCAAAATCACCCTTAAGGGCGGAATTAGAGCCAAAATGTTCTCTAATGATTTTAATAATTTTGTCTTTCTTTTCTACATCGTTTTTTAATATCGCCAATGTTGCTTCGCGAATTAATGATTCAAAAACGAAAGCAGTGTTTCTTTTTTTATTATGCCTTATTTTCATCTTTTTGTTCCGTTACTAAGTTGTCTTTCTTCTCTAGACCTTCTAAAAGCGTTCTGATCGAAGTGTTGATTTTAAACAATTTGTCTTCTTCGGTCTTCTCTCTCAAACTATAAATAGATTCCTCTTCTTCATAAATGCCTCTTGCGCCGGGAGGATTTGCAAGTGTTTGAATATCTCTCATTCCTGGCACAATATTTCTCAGCGTACTTGATGACTTTTCCTTTGCCCATTGACTATTATTGTGGCGAACTTTTGCGCCCTGGGGCCTATGATCTCTTTTGGCCGGATAATATACTTTTCCCTTTGCGCCTTTTGTAAGGTGCCCTTCTTTTTTTCCTGGCGCAAGTCTTGGAGAAGGTCTAGATCCCGGAGGAACCGCCAATAAGCCCCCTTCGTCCGGAGCCGGCGCGCCCTCTGGGGGGCCGGCAGCTGCGGCGGGCATTTCTTCACCACCGAGGCCGAGTTCTTCACCACCGAGGCCGAGTTCTTCACCACCGAGGCCGAGTTCTTCACCTCCGAGGCCGGCCATTCCGCCGCCTTCGGCAGCAGCTGCAGCTTCCGCGACGGCCTGAAGAGAGGCATCGTGTTTGCGATCATAATACATCTCTCTTTGGTTGCGCATAAATTCTTCATGAGACATGTTAAAAATACGATCAGAAACCCAACGACGAGAAAAATAGCCTTCTGTGGCGGATGCAGCAATATCAAATTTAGCTTTCCAGTGCTCCATTTCCTGGAGTTCTGAAATTTTAGATGGGTTGTTTAGGGTAAGTTCGAAAGCAAGTAGATCATCCCCTCTAAAGCCTAAAGTATAAAGATGAATGATTCCAATCTTTGTTAATTCGGCTGTGATAACTCTTTGCAATCTTTGAATTGTTCTTGCGAATCTAATATCTTTTTGTGCTAATGTGGTTTTATCTTCGGCGGCGCCCTCTCCCATTGCAAGATAGGCTTGAGGAATCTTAAGGGCAGCGAATAATTTATCGCGAAGATATTTGATATCATCGATTTGGGTAATGTTTTGGGCGCCGGCAAGAGAAACGATATCTGTCGCAGATCCCGCACGAACTGGAATGTAATAATCTTCCTCAATTGACATTGGATTATAGCGCAAGTCTACGCGACCAGTATCCGGGTTTACAACCGAATGTCTCTTTAATTGTGTGACAATTTTCTCCATATATTGTTCAACTTCTTGTGGAGGAATGGCGCCAACGTCGATCTTGAACACTCTTCTCTCTGAAGATCTTACAATGCGGTATGCCATCATCGCGTCTTCCATAAGAATAAGCTGGCGCCAGATACGGCGGGCTGCTTCTAAAATAGAAGTTCCATATGGCGCATACTTATCATTTCCAAGAACACGGAAGTGGGCGATTTGCCAGTTTTCAAATGTCATTCCAGCGCTATTCCACTGATATTGAACATAGTTTGGATTGGTAGAATCTTTTCCTTCTAATCTTTCCACTTCTTGGACAGGCAAAGAGATAACAGACTTAACACCGTACTTTTCATCAATGTCTAAATACAAAAAGAAATCGCCATATTTACACATTGTGCGGGCCCAGCCAAAAAGATTGTATTGAATGTTTAAGATCTGATCGTAAAGAATCTGCAGTACTGCTCGTATCTCCTCATTGGGGCACTTAATGCTGATCATTGGACTTAAATTAGAATACGTTGTCATCTCGTCTGCATAAATATCGAGCGTTGAGGCAATCTCTGGAGTGTATTCCATTTGATCGAAGTCAACATATCTTTCGCTGCGACGTTGATTTGCAACCGCATTGGTCGCTATCGTGTCTAAAGGATTATAAATTGACTTTTTAAACTGCTGTCCCGAAGCAGATCTAAAACGAGAAGAGAATTTATCTAAATGTTGTCTTCTGATTCTTCGACCTGATTGAGATCGATAATTAATAATTGGACCAGAAAACAACCTCGTTAGTGCTTTAAATAAATTGTTTTGTTTATTTATTGGGTTTTTGTCTGCAGGCATTTAAAATCTCACTTTATAATCCATTTATATTGTCCATATAATTTTTCGGCTTCTGTTATCTTATCAAAAATATTACCTTTTTTATACCCCTCTTGGCCACTTATTCTTGTATCAAAGGTTGTTCTTGAAGTATAAATCGCATCAATAAAAGCTTTTTGGTAATTTAAATCTCTGGCATTAACTTGTAATGCTGTGTCTCTTACCCAGCACGCTATAGCTAACGCCATAATTAAATCATCGTTGTAGCCTTTCATTGCTTGTGGCTTACCGTTCCTCCAAATAAAAGTCTTCATCTCATTAGTTGTGCGAGAAGAATATATGGTAATTAGTTTGTTTCTGATAAACTCCTCTAATTTGGCAACTATGAGGGGGCGCGTTTTCATCGAGGTGGTAAATCCTGGTACAGCTGAATTTCTTATCTCGGCTTGATGTTGCTCAATATATTCATGAGTTGACTTAATTGAATGATAGACATTTGGGTATTGATGTTCATTAATCAGTTTATCTAACACAGAATATCCAATATTATTATTTTCAACCACAAGCATGCAGTCGCCGAATTCTCTACCAACGCTATTAAGCATATTCGCGAACATATCGATCGTTGGTTTGCCTTGATATTCGCCGATTATTTCTAATGTCTCAAGTTTAACGATATGAAATGTGGAGAAATCGGCGCCGTCGCCGCGCGATACATCGGCTACCAATAAATAATTGCATGTCGGATCAAACTCTTCCCATATCCAAAAATTACGATCAAAGCCTGTGCGATGTTTGGGTTCTTTAATTGTAGAAAGCATCCATGTCATACAATCTGGATCAATAACAGTTTCGCCAGATGTGTTGAAATTGCACTCCAACTCCTGCGCAATCTGGCGCTTTGACATATTCTTGGTTTCTTTTTTGTACCAGTCTTCGTCTCTTTCGGGGTGCACCCCCCACCGAAGAGTCGTTAAGTTAAAGTTGTTTGTGCCGGCTTCGGAGTCCACACAAGTTTTATGAAACCAATTACCAACGCCATTAGGAGTTGACAGCGCAATACATCGCCCACCGGTCGATAGTGTGGGATATAATCCAGTCCACAGATCTTCAAGGTTTTCAATGTGTGCGGCCTCGTCAAGAACCAAAAGCGACAAAGCTTCTGAACGACCCGCATCACCGGACGTTGAGGCTGCTTTAATAGACGAGCCATTGGAAAGTTCGAAAGATGTCCGGTTGTCCACACTGATGGTGGCGATCTTCAGCCAATCTGGGACGTTACGCATAATATGTTTAACTTTCTTAACCAAGTTTCCTGCTGTCGCAAACTTAGTCGCCATAACAAGAATGGCTTTGTCGCGATGGAACAACATCATCCATACAATATAGCCTGCGGTAATCGTTGAGATTCCAAGCTGGCGAGCTTTTAGAATGACGTTAAAGCGATAATCATTGAATTCGGTAAGAAGTGTGTCTTGGAAGTCGAAAGTGTTAAAAAGAATAAGCCCATGTAATGGGTGCGATATTCTTGCGTATGTATTAAGAAAGTATGAAGGATCTTTTCCACATTTTAAGATCTCTTTGACTTTTTGTTTTTTGTCTAATTGAAAGCTCATTAATCATTTTTTATTTCATTTAAAATCGCTTCAAGTTCTTCTCGGATAATTTCGTCTATACTGCGAGTAGAAAAGGGCT